ATCCTTCTCTAGTAGTAATACCCATATTTTCAGCGCGTGAAAGTGCTGTTTGGGCTTGGGAAACTCCAGATTCTGCTCGTTGTATCCCTGCTAATCTTGAGAGTCGCTCCTCAGTAATGAAATTTTTTGCTAACTGTTTATTAATCGCAATTGTATTTTTTAAGTTATCTACAGAAATTTTATTACGTTTTTCAGCGCTATCATTTATAATCTTATTTAATTCTGCTTGCTTTTCTAATGTCTCAACTATTTTATTTCTAGCATCTTTATTACGATCTCTAATATCTTGAGCGTCTGCAAGCTGAAGTTGAAGTTCAGACGCAACAGCTTGCTTTTTTAAAACATCAAGCTGGTCTTTCAGAGTTATTAACTTCTTGTTTTCAGCTATTCTTTGTGCATCAGTTGCTTCTAAGAGTTGTATAAGCCTACCTTCAGAAGCTTTAGTCACTGCTGTTTCAAACGCTTCTAAATCTTTACGTCTTTTTTCACTAATTTCACCTGCTGCTCTCTCGTTTCTAATGGTCTCTAAAATTGCTAGGTTGAGATTTGCTTGGTTTAATGCTCGCTCTTCACCGTTTAAAGCTATTTCTCCTGTTAAACTTACTAACCCTTTTACAACAGCTGTATCAACTGTAGCAAAAGCTGATGAAAACTCTTTTCTAAATTGCTGTGTAAATTTGTTAAGTTGAGATATTTTATCAACTTCTTCGCCTGTTTTTGCTATTGTGACGTCTAAGACAGAGTTTAAAGCTGCAAAAATATCTTCAGCACCTTCAACTCCTTTAAATTCTTCAGCAACTCTTTTTAATGTATCTCTTACTGTGCCAAACTGTTGTTCTGCTTTTGCAGTTGTTATTGTGCCCTCTCTTAAACCTTTTTCTAAAGATCTAAATTGTGTATCAGCTAAAACTACACTTGAAAGCAGCTTAAGTGTTTCATCGTCTAAGTCTGATTGTCCTTTTACTAACCCTGAAGTAGCTATCTCAACACCGTTAAAACTAAAAGAGATTGATTCAGCGGCCTTATCGACTGCTATAGCCCCGTTTGCCGCAGACTGTGCCACTGCTGTGAAAGGTTGTTCAGCCACTCTGCCTATTTGCCCAACTACTGCTGCTGCATCTCCTAGCGCTAGCACTGTAGGATCAAGAGCGATTTTTAACAGTTTAATTTGATCTTTTAATTCCGCAATATTTTCAGGATTTGCTCCAGTAATAAACCTTTGTAAAGCATTGCCCTGAAAGTTTACTAAAAAGTTTAGTTGTTGCTCTAAAGATTCAAGTTCAAATTGTAGTTGATTCAAAGACTTATTACCTTTTAAAAGGTCAAGAGCATCTGGTAATCTTTTAGCAAGAGTTTCACCTAAAATACCAAGATTATTAGCTAATAGCTCAAAATCATCTGGTCCTTCAATCGCAATATTCTGGATAGCTTCAAGACCCTTTTTTGTATCAGTTGATGCTTGAGTTAATTTTTTATATGCATTAGTTATAGCACCAATAAAATCTATGTCTAATATAGACCCTGCCAGTTGTAAAGCAGCTATTGCTATGAATATCCCATTTAAAACCCCAAATGCTGTTGAAACAATTACTGCTAATTTAGAGGCAGCCGCTGCTGCAAAGTTTAAAGCACCTGCTAAAAATTTTCCAAAGTTACCAGCACTTGCTAACTGAAGTTTGACTGCAGTCATTGATAAATTAAGAGCATTCGCTCTTTGATCAGATTTATCAATCTCTTTGCTTAGTTCTCCAGAAGCATCACCACTTTTTGCTATCTCACTTGTGATAGAAGCTCTCAAACTTGCCTCATTATTTAGTAAGTTGTTAATATCTTTTTGAGCTACTAAAGCTTGTTGAGTAGTAAATCCAGCCCCTAATTGTCTTTTAAGCTCAGCCCCACTCGCTCTCCCAGCACCAGGAAGAGCACCAGCTCCTTTGAATGCATTAAGTGCTTTCAAATTAGCTGCTGTGAATGTTTCTGCGTTTACAGTAGATTTAGCAAAATTATCTGCAACAAGGCTAAGTTGTGTTGAAAGATTAATAAGGGAGGTGGTAGCAAAAGCTCCAATTACTTCTCTTAGTTTACCAAACACTAGCAACCCGATAGAGCTTAATAGTAAGAGTTGATTTCCTAAATTATCTCCTAAAAACTTTGCTAAAGGGGTTAAGCCGTCAGCTATCAATTTACCTGCTTTTATAGCTAAATCAGAAAAATCTGCAACTAGTTTTTCAAATGCAACTTGTGTTGAATCTACATCAACAGTAATTTCAGAAAAAGCTGCTTGTCCATCTTTAATTACTTGATTTACAAATGCCTGTCTACGCTCAAACTGAGTTAGAGTAGCTACTGATTTATTTAACTGAGAGGCATAAGCTTCGACAGCGGGCTCAATACGTGTAAAGATACCAATCTCATCAAGTAGTTCTGGTTCAAGCTTGATAGCACCACGAGTAATACGTTGAAAAGAGTCAGTTAAATTTCTTCCTAAAGCTTTTGAAGCTTTATTCGCAACATCACCTAATTGCTCAATTTGTTCTGTGTTAAAGCCCGCAGATAAAGCTAAGTTAGCTTGAGTAGCGGCTTCTACAATGCTTAACTGACCATTAGTAATATCTTTTAGACGACGAACCACCTCTTCACCACTTGCCCCAACAGCAAGTGCAAGCTGATTAGTACCTGCAATGATTGTCTCAAATTGCGCAGCTCTGTTAAGAGCAGTAAAAGCAGCTGTCAAAGCAAACACGTTTGCAGCTGCTGCAGCATATATACCAACTACACCACCTAATCCTTGTGACTGAGCTGCAAAAGATCTTCCAGCAGAGGCTGATGACTGAGCAAGCCTAGTTTGTGCTTTACCAACAGTGTTAGTTGCAGCAGCACTTTCTTTTGCTCCCGTTGTTTGAAATTTAGATACTATGTTCTGTATAAAAGCCAATTAACGACCTCTCTTTGCTTTAGATAGTTGCTCTTGTTCTTTTCGTTTTTGAGCATAATAGTTACTTAACTCTGACTCACAAACTTTAAGTAGTTCAAAAACATCTCGTCTATTTTCAATTTGATAAATAGTCATTATATCAAATAGACCTGAATAATCTTTACCTAACCAAGTACCATTCATACCTTCCCATAAATCAGGTAAAGCGTTTAAAAGTAGTAGTGCTTGTTGACACTCAGTTGATAAATGAGAAGGGTCTAAAGGCATCTCTTCTTCTTTAGGTTCCCAGCCCATTTGTTCACACATTAGCAAATACTGATCAAGATCCATACCTCCGCCATGAAGAGAATTTTGGAGGTAGTCTTTTAGTTTTTTACGTCAGTCTCTGCTTTTTTCTTAGAAAATTGTTCAAAGTCATTCATAGTATCTGTAACAAACTGATCAAAAATAGTTGAATTTTTAAGTAAATCAAGAGCATCTTCTTCAGTATACTCTACATCTTCATTCTGATCCATATCTGTTATATCTACTGGAAGTAATATTGGAAGATGCTTGACTTTTAATCCCTTCCAACTAGCTACAGCTTTTTGTGCATAACTTTCTAAAAACTTATCATTATCAATTTCTTCTTCTCTTTGACGTGTTCGTTTATTAAACTTATATGTCAAAGATGAATTACGAATTTTTACTAGATCTTCTCTAGTTAAATAGTTTAATTGTATTTCAAAACCATCGATATCTGGAAATTCTACCCAGGTTGATGTTTCTTTTGCGATTAGATTTTTAATTTTACTCATTAGATTCCCCTCTAAAAAAACGAGTACCCATTACATATCTGCTCTTCTTAGGTGAGGGGGGACCTTGAATTGCAAGTAACGGGTACTCTTCTGGTAAATAGTTAATGTTCCCCCTCAGAAACATTTAATTAAGATTTTGCAGCAAAGATTGATACTTCTCCGCCAGTACCTTTTGAAGCTGAAGGCTCTTGTCCAACAAAGTTAACAGTCATAGAAATAACATCTTCTGTTGCTAACTGTGGAAACTCGAACTGAACTGCATCAAGTTGGAAAGCAACGTACGGAGCAGTACTTCCACCAACAATCAAGTTAGCGTTTGAAGTTTGTGCAGACGATGTACGTGAATCATTTGCGATATTACGTAAAAATCCTGCAGACTCTAACTCACCTGCACGTAAGTACATAGTTGCAGATCCTGTTATAGCGCGAGTACCAGTGAACTGACCAATAGGCTCATTAAGAGCGGCAAGCTCTTCTGGAGTTAAATATGTTATATTATTATTATAATCAAAAGATAGTGCAGTAACAGGGAAGGTAAACTTCTCATCAGATGCTCCAGCACTTGCTTTATGATGAAACTCAATTGTACTAAGGCGATTCTTAATAAACGAGTTTGTACCGATTGATCCAGCAACATTCATTTGATTAAATGGGTGATATGCAGCAGTTACGCTATGTTCAGAAACATTTGAGTTAGCTGTTACAGTAGATCCATCATTTAAGATTCCACCAAATACTGAAACAGCGTTATTTCTTGGAAGATCTGTTAACTCTTTAAGAGTTGTTCCAAATCCTGTCCATGTTACTGTAGCGATTTCTTCGATACCTGCATCAACAGTTGATTGATTAACAGTAGAGTTTGAAACCTGATAAAAAACGTTATCAAGTTTAAAATACATATGATTTTCAACAGCTGTTGAGAAGTTTGAACGAGTTGAGTGTGATCCTGTGCCAGCTGCTACATTAGTTGTACGAAGCTTTCCACCGGATTCCCAAACTGATTGCTCTGTTGTTCCAGAAGCTGCTTTAGTATTAGATACCATAGACTGCCACATAAACCAATCAGCAACAGGTTTTACGTTACCAGTTTGATTTGTGCCTGCATCAGTTGTATCAGCGGCAGCACCAGTTATAGCACCTGTAGGGCGTAAATAAACTTGAAGATTCCAATCAACAGGATTAATAGCAGTATTAAATCTCTGCTGGGATCTATCTGGGTCTGTGCCTGATTCAAGACTAGTAATGTCCTGAGTAGCAGCAGAAGAGGTCACTGCGAATCCTGCAAGTACCTCAAGTTTCCAAGTGTTCTCAGGTGTCATAGCTGTAACTTGAGCACCATTGACCAAATCAACGGTTGACATAAACACTTCTGAGTTTCTCTGTAAGTTAAGAGATGCCATTTTTTTCTCCTTAATTTTCTAGTCTATAGACTACGGTAAGTTGTGCCTCGGCAAGACCATAGGGAATAGCAAGTCCCTCATCAGTAGATATACTTTCTATTATTATATCAAGTATTCCCTTATCAGGATTATCACCAATCGAATAAATTACATGCTCTATATCTTGAACTAAATTATCAGCGAGGCTCTGAGAATTATCTTCTCCATAAACGTATGATCTTATGGTAACGTCTAAAGTCGCTACCGTCAAACTTTTAGAATTGAAATCTCGAATTTCGGTTCCAGCTGCTATATACAATGCTGGAAAGTCATTGACTTCATCTAAAAATTTTAACTTTCTAAATACATTATTAAATAAGTTTGTATTATAAGTATAGTTAGAATCAAAGCCTGACTCTTCACCATCAATTTCTTTAAGCTGAGTAGTTAAAAAATCTATTATTTCTGTTCTTCTTGAAGTAGGCATTATGCTCTCACTATCGCAAATCGTCTCTTAAAAATTGCCTGTACGACATCACGAGTAGCTTCTGCTACTTGTAAGTCAGGACGATACCCATAACGTAAATTTCCGTCATAAAGGGGATTATAAAGATAACGCATCACTGCTCGTCTATAGTTAGGAATTACTTGAACACTACGTCTAAATCTACCAGTACGCTCTTTTAAATCGGGCGGTTCTGCCATTCCGCTTTTTTCCATTGTTTGACCTAATCTTTTTTGAACCAATGCTGAAAGTTGTACACTAGAAATAAAACCTGAGTCTAAAGTTTCTTTTTCTTTTTGTCTATCAGTTTTTGACCTAACTGTGCCTGAAGTCTTGATAGAGGCTGCTAAAGGTAAATTTAAGTCGCTTTTTACTACAAAAGGTTTGGCGTCAAACTCACGAGCAAACGCTAACCCGATAGCTAAAAATGCTCCAATATCTTTTGTTTTACGCTCTCCTTGAGATAACTGACGACCTAAATAACCTAAAAATCCTTCACCAAATGTTTCACTGCCCACAGCTTTAAGTTGAGCACGCAGTACTATTTGTGTGATATCAGTTCCTTGTTTTTTTAAATCATTAGTTAATGCAGCATTGGCAATTATACTAACTCTAAAGGCTCCGTTTCTTTCTCTAAAACGAATTTTAAAATATTTAGAGAAATTAGCCTTAGTTAAAGGTATTTTTTGAAGAGGATTTGCAATAAATCTAACATCTAAACCTGTTTTACCTGATGGATCTATTGTAGAAATTAAAGTTAAATTTTCAAGTTTATTTTTTACAGAGGTGAAAAGACGATTTCTATATTCTGTAAAAGGTTTTGTAAACAATAAGTTTATAGCATCTTTATCTGCAAAATCTGTTCTCGCTCCTGCAACACTTTTAATTTTTTTAACACTTTTACTATCTGTCCTTGGGACTGTAGCAGAAGTAAGATCAATAGTATCAAGGCCTCCAACCCCTGTTACCTTAGCTTCTTGAGTTGTTATACGTTGAGCCCTATTTTTTATTACAGAACTCTCGCTAAGAGACATTGGTTTTCCGATAGAGGCTAACGCAGACTCAAATTCATCTATATCTATTAGCCCGTCTGGTGATACATCCCCCTTTGCACCCGCAGCACTTTTAAATCTAGACTTTTGTGTTTTTGAAAGTGCTCCTCCAAATCCACCTTTTTTAAGTTCTTCTGAAATAAAATCAGAAACTGCGCTAGTAACTTCATTTCTTATTTGAATAAGTTTTTTTTCGTTTATAGATCGTAGTCTAACATCTACTCGAATCTTTTTATTTGGAAAAAATGTCTGTAAAGTCTGTACGTACTTTGCCATTAAGCAATTATCCTATAAAGATCTAGAATACGTCTAATATGTGGAGGGAAATTACCAGCAAGCGGGAAGTTATCTCCTCGCTCACCTTCAAATGAAAATCCTTTTTTCTCTTGATCTTGTTTATATATCAGCTTGATAAAATCAAGAGTAGCAAGTTGAATATCTTGAGGAACACTGTCAGATTCATATCCAGCTCTATAG